GCCATAAGTGACATAAGAACTCCATTCGAGGGCGGCTGTGGGGCTTGTCAGGCTTCGGGGGAGTGTGAACCATATCTTGTTTGTTTCGCGTTCGTTTGCAATGATTCGCTGATTGAGGAGGGTGATTGTGGAAACGTCTACGGGGGCAACTGCATCGTCTTCATAATCGGCTGGGTCTTCCCCACCGGCCCACTTGACGATCTTTCCAGATGTGCCTGCCATGTAAAGCCAGCTACCGGTGTCTACAATCTTAACCGGCCCGTCTGCCAGTGTAACACCCGTTTCGGTTACACTGGCATAGGATTCGGTCAGAGAGCTGGTTGCATAAACAACACCCCCAGCTACAGCCACATGCAGGTCTTTTGAGGGCCAATAGTAGAGGGCTTGAATACCATCTAATTCGTCTATGGCCTGATTGTATGCCAACCCTGGACGTTTATGAATTGCACCTGCCTTGTCAACGAGTCCGTTATAAATATCGGTTGTGCCCTGTTGGGCTATTGAATCAATGAGGTTCTTTTCGAGTTTGCCTGGGGTTGGAAGCTTCTGCATGGTGACTCCTTACAGTCTGATAGCTCTGATACGTTTGAGTGCAGCGGCGAGGCTTGAACCGATACCGGCTACATCGCCCAGATAAATCGGTTTGCCTTTGATTGAGCCGATCTTGATGTCCAGCTCTTTGCCTTCTTTGAGAACTTTTTCCACGTTCTCTTTGGCTTCCTTGGAAACCTGAAGGACTTCAGCTACTTTGCCTACCTTCTCTACAAGCTCAGGCTGGAAGGTGCCATTGATCATCTTATCCTCAACCTTGAGGGTATTGACAGCTACGGCCAGTGATTCGGCCCAGGTCTTACCAAGCTTGCGCTGTTTGAGAGCGGAGAGAACGATTGTCAGAAGCCAGAGAATCCAGGGAAGTGCCACGATTGCGTTTTCAATAGTCATAAGTCACTCCTTATTTGGGCTGTTCATACCAGAGGAATTTTACATTGACGAGATTGTCAGCTGTTCCGCTGGTAATTTTCAAGTGATACTGAGTGCCTACCTTCAAGATCAGCTCATCTGTGCCTTGACTGTTTGCAGAGGACTTGGACTGTGCTGAAGATGAACCACCTTTGTAGGTCTTGATGAGTGTGCCGGTCGTCCCGCTTGCGTTTGCTGTCGAATAGACTGCCATCTGCGAAGTGATTGCACTGTTGCGGTTGTGATTGAACACAGTTGCAGTTGCCACGCCGGTTAAGTCGCTTCCTTCATAGAGAGTAAACTCGGTAATGGCTGACCCGTCCAGAACCATAATGAAATGGCTGAATACATCAGTCGAGGAAGCTGGTGCCTGGATAACGTAAGAGGCGATACCACCCGAACCAAGCAGGTGTGACTTCTGCACGAGGAAGTGACGGCCTTCGTGAATCTTGTGGTGTTCATAACTGATAGTGTTGAGTGCGCCGTCAGAGTAGGAGCTGCCAAGTGGCCGCCAGTAACCGTTGGCATTGTCCCAACCGAGGCTTGCACCGGGAGGGTTTATAATGTTTTCAGCTTTGGGCCATGCGCCGAAAACGGTTAGAGTTACACAAAGGAAGAGGAGAACGGTTAATAGAGAGGTTTTATGAAACATTCGTCAAGCTCACTTTCGTTGGTTCTGAAGGCTTTTGCAAATTCAAATTCAGCCTTCTGGCCGATTACATTCAGCCGGTTAAAGTCAATATTATAGAGGAAACCAAGCTCTACGGCAAGTGCGTAATAGAGGGCTTGCACCCACTGACTTGCCATATTCGTATCTTCTGCAAGCGTCCAGGTTGGTGGGCGTTTGATTGTGTAGAAAAAGAACTTCGCAGCATCTACATCAGGAAGAGGATAGAGGTTGAACACCAGTCCGTCAATGGTTTTCTGCACCCAAAGCTTCTCTGGTATGCCGGTTACATTGAGGGGCAGAGCGGCAAATTCCATCGAGCCGATCTTCTCTACGTTGGAGAATTGTCCAAGGTGCTGAACGGTCACACCCAAGATGTCCTCTACCTGGAGAGTCTGATCGGCATAGGCTCTACGGTTTTCGTATTCGGTGGCAGTTGCCCAGGTTGCCGCATCTTCAGAGGCTTTACATTCGATCCAGTAATTCTGCCAGTCTGCGCCGGTTGCTGGTTCATTGGTTGAGTTTGAGAGATGGCTTGAGTAGCATTGGTAGTAGGTTTCGCCAATGAGAACTACATCGCCTCTGGGAACTTCTGAGCTGCTCTCAGTTACATTCCAGAGAAGAACGCCTTTGGTTGCTGCCCAATCATCAAGGATAATCTGCAGGTGCTTCAGGGCTTTGGCTTTGTCGGCTTCAGAGGGTCTGTCCCCTCGGCCTGCCAGCTGCAGAGCGGTTAAGATAATTTCTTCTACGTTCAGCATTAGAAGCTCCTTATATGAGAAAAGGCGGCATCGCTGCCGCCTCATCAGTTAGAGAAGATTAGCGACAGGCATCAGACATGATGTATTCACAGAACACAACGATCTTGGCTTTGTCGAGGGCACTTACTGAAGCGGTCAGTCTGAGTGTGTCGTCGGCTGCCAGGACAACTGAAGCTGTGAGAGAAGTGCGAGTTACAGCGTTGGCTGCTCCGAGAACTGCTGCGGCTACGATTGCGAGAGTGGCAGTTCCAAGACCGAGAGCTGCTTTTGAACCGAGAGTGCCGGTGTTCACAGTCTTAGTGATCCAGCCTGCGCTCAGGACAACTGCGCCTTTCGGGAGTTTGAGAACGTCAATGGTTCCGGTGCTGGCAACAGTTTCTACAGTGAAGTCGATTTCTTTTTCAAAGTAGCAGACCTGTGTGCCAAGGTGTTGGCCTGCAGGAATTGTCAGGAAGGTGGTTGAATTGCCCATATTGGCTCCTTATTAGTTACGGCAAGAATCGGATACAGCGTATTCAGCCCATATCACGACTTTGCCATCAGAGAAAGCTGCTTCAGCTGCGAGGATTCTTACAGTGTCGTCAGCTGGAAGAGCCTGAGAAGCTGCAAGGTTGGCGATTCTTACACTATTTGCATCGCCCAGGACTGCAGCAGCAGACAGAACCAGCGCACTGACTGAAGTGTCCAGAGCGAGAGTAGCGGTGGTTTGCGTATCAACGGTGAGAGTAGTGACTCCTGCACGAAGAGGCACTGCGCCTTTTGGGAGGCGCAGCACGTCCATAGTTCCGGCTATGGCAAGCCCTTCGACAGCGAAGTCTACTACTTTTTCCACGTAGATAAGCTCGGTGCCAAGAGGCTGTGCCGCTGGCATTACGAGATTAGTCGTAGAGTTTCCCATTAGTAGACTCCTTTGTTAAGCGATGTTAGTAGTTCGGCCAGTTGCGCGGCTGTCAGTTACATAAACTGCGATTGAGCCGTGGTCTTTGGAATTGAACACAGGTTTGCCAACTGCAGCGGTCATTCTCCAGCAGTAGCCTTTGAACTCTTCATAGTCTTCGTCTTCTTCAACGATACTTGGACGTTCGCCCCATGCCCAGCAAAGTGCACTTGCGCCCATGAAGATACATTTTGAATAGGCAGTCGCGCCACCTGAACCACCGTTGGAGAGAACAGGCACGTTTTCGTGTTCGTGAATCACAACGCCGTCCCACACACCGAGCATGCCGGTAAAGAGAGGATTGTTTGATCCGCGTTCAGCTGCATCTTTGATAGCTGCCATGAAAGTTGTGTCATACTTGAGATCGACAGCAACGTCAGGGCTTACCAGGAGAACGAAGTATTTCTTGCCATCAACCATTACAGGCTGAATTGGGGTTTCGCCGCTGCCACGCTGAGTGGTTGCTACGGCTTTGATTGCGGAGATTTTCTTGGGTGTGAGATATTCGGTAGAAGCGTTCAGACCAGCGGTGCTTGCACCAGTTACAGAGGTAGCTACACCACCATAAACGATCTTGGTTGGGCTGGCGGTCAGAGCGTTCATACATTTCTGGTCGATAAATTCCCCGCCCCATACAGTGAGAGCGTTGCGTGATTCAGTTGGAATATCGCCAACGAAACGCTGACGGGTCAAGCTTCCATCGTCCTGAACTGCATAGCGGTATCTCTGGAGAGTGAGCTTGTAAGAGTAGAAGGTCAGCTTGTCTTCTTTGCCCTTGACGGTGGTGTTGCCTTCAATGGCCGCGCCAGTCAAGCGTATTCTGAGGCCGAAGGTCATTGTTTCGCCTTTGGCTTTGGTGAAGTCGGTTTTCTCGAAAACAGGCATGTCACCTGATGCAGAGAAGAAACGTGTGAAATACGCGTTTTTCTTCTGTTCAAGGAAAAGCTGTCTTTGAACAATAATAGGGGAGAGGTCAGCTCCGGTTGCGATTGTGGTTCTAGCCATACGATTGGACTCCTGTCATTAAATTAAATCTTTTTCCAATTCCTTCAGCTGTTCAAGCGACATGTTATTAATGTCAGCTTCAGTGAGAGAATCGAGTTTACGGTTTGCTTTCGGTGCACTAGTCGGTGCATTGGTAATCGGGCTTTTGGCCTGTGCGTATCTGGTTACATTGTCGATCAGCTTTGAAGGTTTGCTCTTGGCTTCTGCCAGGTCTGCCTGCAGTTTTGCAATAGTCTTCTGCATTTCAGCTCTCTTGTGCAGCTGGAAGATAATGACTGGTGGCAATGTGCTGGTAGGATCGGCTTCAAAGTTCCTGATAAGGTCTTCAGGCGCGCCGTCACCTTTCATCAGTTCTAACACGGTGGCTTTGGACTCATCGAAGTTTGGCACGAGCTTTGTGAGCACTTCCTTATTCGTTTGTCTGAGCTGTTCCATTGCCTGCTGGTTGTCTTCTGACTCCAGGCGTTCCTTCTCTTTCGCCCGTTCGATTGCTTTGGCGATGGCTGCTTTCGGGTCTGCAAGGATTTCCTCTTCGGTCACTTCCGTCTGAGCTTCAGTAGCTTTGCGGTCACGCAGTTGTTTGCGTAGCAACCCCACTTCGGCGTTACGGGTATTGATGAAGTCCTCTTTGTCCTTCAGCTGCTTGGCGTATTTGGAGTTGGCTTCTTCAAGCTCTTTCAATCTCTCTTCTACAGTCTTCTCTGGCTTCTGTTCTTCCGCAACCTGTTCAGCCTGGGGCTGTTGGGCTTCGGGCTTCTCTTGGCCTTCGGTGCCTGCAGAGTCCTGATTGAGCATCGCTTCAAGTTCAGCTTCGCTCGCGCCATCAATCATCGTCATTACATCGGAATCCATAGTATTCTCCTATCGAGTATGGTTATACCTCCAATATATCGGAGGCGGGTGTCTATTGTCAAGCAGACTGTTTTGCCTGCGCTGCAATCTGGGTCTTCTGAATCTCAGTGTCATACTTCTTATCTTCGGCCATTGACGCGCTCTGGCTTGCCTGTTCAAGCATCTGCAGGATACGTGCTTTGTTCGGTATCGGTGCAAGTTCAATGTAAACCTGTGGGGGAAGGACAACGCCTTTCTGGGCAAGCTCTGTCATCATTTCAAAGTTTGCCAGCTGTGCAGTTGGTGACTGTCCGGTTTCCCCGATGGTGACATCATACTGAGTGAGATCAGCGTCTTTGAGTTTTGTGAAAACGTCCTGGATAATCTGCTGGTCATTCGGATCAACTTCCTGGCCGCCCATCATAATCTTCTCTACCTTGGCTTGATCCATGAAGATTCGGAGGATTCTTTCTGGTGTGTATAGTTCCTGCACCCAGACGAGTATTTCTCTGCCCAGGCGTTTCTTGGTCTGACTGATATTGTCAAAAAGATATTCGTTGCCCATCAGCCCTTGCTGCATACGGTGAGCCATGGCCGAACCTGACTGGTAGGAATTGCCTACACCCATCATTTCGGGATTGACATTGGAAGTTTCACGAAA